ATCTACAAGAAGGATATCAAAGTGTCAACAGATGTTCATCCGTTCAATCCTATACACTATTTGGAGAGTGCCGACCACAATATTGAGGTGTTTGGTCAACATAATCTGCCTCTATCAAAATTCAGTTCTGACATTGAACCTTCTATCATGTTAGAACCAATGAAAGAGGTGATGGGATATGAACCAACACACACAAGTCCTGTGAAAGCAATGGTGAGACCATCTCGACACAGACACTTGACTAAAGGATCTCAGAATGTGCCTAATGTCAATCCTGACTGGATGGCTTTTGCTGTTAGAGACTTTGTTGAGGGTCTTGATGAGAAGATTCTCGACTATGATGTCTTCAAGCAATTCATACATCCACTCGATTATGATACGGCATTGAATGGAGAACCTGGAGTTCATGGTTTTGATCCAATCAATCCAAAAACGTCTATGGGATTTCCTTTGAATTGTCCTAAAGTCAAATGTATGGCCAAATGTGGTTTGAAAGAGGAACTTGGGATTAACACGACGAAGTTTGTGAAGAGAGAGACTGATCTGAATGGAAAAGTTTCTTATGTTTATGAAATTGTGTTTGATCCTGAGATTGCTGATGTCAAAGCTGAGACAGAGAGTATTCTCAACTGGTTTGTTAACGGAAAAAGAGCAAATGTCATCTTCAGAGCTAATTTGAAGGATGAACCCGTTACATTCAAGAAAGTTGAGCAAAATAAACTCCGTGTCTTCGCTGGAGCTCCAGTGGCCTTGGTGATAGCAGCAAGAATGATGACTCTTCCACTGTTGAACATGATGTCTTTCTTTCCTGAAGAGTTTGAGAGTGCAGTGGGCGTTGATGCCACCGGTAAGGATTGGGCTTTTGTTGAGCGTATCATCACCAGATTTGGTCGAGACCGTTGCGGAGACGGAGACTTTTCTGGATATGACACGTCATTGAGACCTGAAGTCACCGAAGGAGCATTTTCAATCATTAAACACATCTTGAAACGTAGTGGTTATGATGAAGAAATGCTCAAGGTTATTGATGGCCTTGCAACAGAATGCATGTTTCCAATCTATGAAATCGATGGTCTACTAGTGATGGTCATTGGGACTAATCCTTCGGGACAACCCTTGACCGTTATTTTGAATGGTTTAGCAAATAGTATTCTGAAACGCTATGCATATTATTCGATGCACAAAGTGAAGGATTATGGAGAAATTCCACGATTTGACACAGTAGTTGCATTGATTACATATGGCGATGATGATAACTTTGGTGTTAGTAAAGACGAGAGCAAGTTCAATATGATGACTATTAGTCAGGAACTAGCTAAGATTGGCATCAAATACACTGATGCCAACAAAGAAACACCAACTATTCCATTCAAAAACATCACAGAACTATCATTTCTCAAGAGATCGTTCAACTCACATAAAGGTCTTGGTGCATTAGTTGGAGCACTTGAAAAGGACAGCATTTACAAATCACTAGCGGTTGCCCGCAAACCTAAGAAAGGAGAGAGGGCCAGTGATGTAGAATTGTGTGCTGCAAACTTAAACAGTGCATTGGCTGAGTTGTATTACCATGGCGAAGATGAGTATGACAGACACATCCCATTGTTCGAGGAGATTGCAAGGAGGTCACATGGAAAGTGTGGCCAAACTGTTGCTGACTATTTCACACCCATTTCTAAAGATGAAATCAAGAAGAGATTCCATAATACCACATGTGCCTATGAAATGGCGCAAGAAGTGTTACATGGTCAATCTGGTATCTTAGAAGAGGAGGAAATGGACATTGATGAATTGAGTGAACAATTGTATGAACTTTGGGAGATGTTTTGTTCTCAGCATGGTTACTTGATACAAAGCCTGTACATTGTGAATGGTGAAACAGAGTTGCCTTTTGAGTGTTTGAGTGTGAAGGATATTCAATTTCGTTTCTATTGCAACTGTATATCTGATTTCAATGATGCACGCCTACAATATGGCTTTCGCAGTGAGATTTTCAGTGCAGCTCGTGATTTGCAGGCAAGGAGAATAATTTGTCGAGTGAGGAGTGAACAAGTCGCCTATGTGTACGAGAATTGCCTAGGACCAATTGCTGTTCCGCGTAACAGTGATGTGGTATTGGTGAATCTGTGTCGGCGCATTCGCTTGAGAGGATTGTCTATGCCATTGCCAACTGAACTTGACAATCATGTCAGATCATATTTGTTCGGAACTTTGTCTTTTGTAAGATTCCCAGAAACTTTTGTTTTAACAAGGGGAATTGGAGAAATAAGACTTCTAGTTTTGAGCACAACGGTGTGGCATATAAGAACCCTCTGGAGCTTCGCAACTGTAGTCCATGCTATAATACGTCTGGACTTAAGTTACGAAAATGTACTTGAAGAAGATTTTGGTTGGTAAGAATCTTCATGTAAATAACTAAAACAACCCCTTAGAATAGGGCTAACTACTCTGTTTATATTGTATATAATAAGTTTCTAAATTGTTTATAAGGTGGAGAGCTCTGACCACGCAGTCAATATCAGAGATTTGTAAGGCACTCGGCCTTTATAACCGGGTAGAGTCGGATGACTCGAAACTAGAGCCACAAAGTGGCTTGTTTTGTACAGACAATGAAGGAGATGGCAATGTAAATTCAGCCATCATGACCTTCCATGATCAAAACCCTTCCTATGAATGTGCAATAATGTCAGAAGAAGATCCTTCTAGAGCTACTTCTGACACATCGGTGGCTTCCCTAGCTGATTTCTTTAAGAGGCCCTTTGTTATTCAGACTGTCACATGGGCAGTGAATGGTGCATTGGATGCAGCATTCCAGCCATGGCAGTTATGGGCAGACAACCCAAGAGTTGCAAATCGGATTTCTAATTTTAGAAATTTTCGTGGCAATTTGTGTATAAAAGTTGTTCTCAACGGAAATCAGTTTTATTGGGGGAGAGGATTGTTATCATATTTACCACAACCCCTTGCTTCACAAGGTCGGACACGAGAGGCTACAGACTTTGATAGAGTTCCAGCCTCGCAACGACCACATCTGTGGATAGATCCATCAAGCTCTATGGGTGGCACAATGAAGTTGCCGTTCTTTTGGCCACAAGATGCTATTGATATCACAGGAGCTGAAGGTGGCATACGTAATTTTGAAGCTATGGGTGAATTGTGGTTAACTTCAGTTGCCGATTTGGCCCATGAGTCTAGCACAGATCCTATCACCATCACATTCTTTGCTTGGATGGAAGATGTACATTTAAGTGCCCCTACACAGGCGAATAAATCATCATTATCTCCTCAAGCAGGAGAACTTGAAGTTGGAGCTGGGTCCCCAGGTGCAGAATTTGGAAAAGGTCCTATATCTAAACCGGCTAGTGTTTTGGCCAGTGTTGCTGATGCCCTGAGTGTAGTGCCGTCAATTCGGCCATTTGCAATGGCAACATCAATGGCGGCTGGTGCATTAGGCCGTTTGGCTACACTATACGGGTTTTCACGACCTCAGGTCATAGAAGGCATTCGTAGGCGAAAGATATGGAATACTGGTAATATTGCTAATTCAGATGCAGAGGATACTTGTGAGATTCTAGCATTTGCAACGAAGCAAGAGGTATCAGTGGATCCAAGGATTGTTGGCCTACGTGACGCAGATGAATTATCAGTCAATCATTTGGCTGGAAAGGAATCTTGGTTATGTGTAGCACCCTGGCTCAAATCTAATGCAGTGAACTTTCCCATTGTTTCTTTGCCTGTGTATACTCAGCTTTTCAGGATTGGAGAGAGGTTGCTTCCACCATCTGAAACTGGAATTGCCCATACACCCATGTCATATATAGCTTCGGCTTTTAGATATTGGAAGGGCACCATTAAATTTCGTTTTCAGGTTGTGGCTTCAGGTTATCACAAAGGGCGATTGCTTATTTGTTGGGATCCTTTAACTTCATCAACCAATCCAGAACCAAATATGGTTTATTCTCGAATTGTTGATATTGCTGAACAGAGGGATTTTACAATAAGTGTTGGTTGGGGTTCTCCCAAGCCTATGCTAGCAGTCAATGACCCAGTTTTGGCAAATCCTTTTGCAATCGGTTCCACTATTGGTGGAAATACAACCACTGCTAATGGTATTCTCACAGTTTATGTGCTAAATCAACTTGTTTCTTCAGGAACAAGTACAGCACCCGTTTATTTAAACGTGATTGTAAGCTGTGATGATCTTGAATTAGCCAATCCCAGTCCTCGTATTCGAGAATATTCACCAGGTGCAGTGCCAGCACCCCCACCAGCAGATCTTTCCCCACAAGCTGGAGAATTGTCTGATGAAAACACTCCTGGTAGGGTTAATGCTCCTGAGGGTGCAGAGGTTCTTGAAGATATGGGTAATGCAGCCCCAACAGACTATTTAGCTCCTGTGTGTATGGGAGAACGGATAAGTAGTTTAAGGCAGCTGATTAAACGATACTGTTACCAAGATTCTGTTTATTTGTCTCTTGCAGCGGGTCCTGCTCAATTCTTCAGATTTCGTCACCAAAGAGCTATTGAGCCACTCATCCGTGGTCCAGATTCGAATGGTATTCATACATCAGCTGGTGAGTCAGTAAATGGAAATGCAACTACTTATATTGGTTTTGTTTCCATGATGTTTAGCTGTTGGCGTGGTTCCATTAGATACAAGATCATTCCAAATGTGAAAGGGTTTACGGATCCAAGTCGTGTAACTGTTTGCCGCATCCCATCTGGGTATGCCAACAATGATAATGCAGTTTACGCATCTGGAACTGAGAACTTAACCTTTTGTGGAGTGAATGACCAGATAGGATGTACTGGTTGCCTCGTGACAACCCCACAAGCCTCTAATGTTCTTGAAGTGGCATTCCCCTACTATCATAATGAACGTTATTTTAATGTTCGTTGGTCTAATTTTAAGGCCCCTCAAGAATTGGGAATGCTCATTACAGGAAATATAGGAGGCGATTCTGTCGGAGCTCAACAGGAGTCATTTGGGATGGACTTCTGGGTTTCAGCTGGAGAGGACTATAACTTATTCTTCTTTCTTGGGGCACCACAAATATGGAGAGTCGAATACGATCCAACACCCATCCCACCACCATAAGGCGTTGCAGCGCGCCGCGCAAATTTGT